GATGAAACTGATCCTTCTACGTTTGGTGGTTACCTTGCAGCTTACGTGCTCATGACGTTGAATACATCTGCAACAGGTAGTCAGGCGATTTCAGTGATGGTCTTGAATAAGATGAATGCCAATTTCAACGTAGCGCAACCAATGCCTTTGTCGATAGATTTAGGACCAGTGACCTTTGCAAGCTACGAAGCCATCTTGGCGCCACATGTTGTCTTCCACACGCCACAAGATCACAAGGCTGCACTCTATTTGTACGCAGATCCAACTGCTACAGTTGTTGGACGTCCTGGACTCATCATGGTCAACCTTAACGGACATGCGAAATATCCTTATCAAGCACTTCACGGAACTGTCACGGAACGTAGTACAGCTGGTACTGGATTAATTCGCACAGCTTGGCACGATGAAATCTTGGCACCTGGTTATGCCTCTGACCTGCTTGCAACTGCTCAAGTTGGTGCACCAATAGGCAATGTTGGACTTAGTGTCATGTACGTGCAGGGAACTGCTCCAGCCACGGTGAACGGCATAATGGCTTTTGTTGCTTCACCATACACGTTGCCTATTGCAAATACTGGACGCACCAACGCACCAACCTTCGACTTGCCTACTTTGGTCGAAGACGTCGTTGTTCCAAATGCGAACGAAACAGTTTTGTACTTCTACAGTTCGTTTGGGATTGATGTCAATCCAACTTTTTCCGCACAGTCCGATCACATGTACCGCACGCTCGAGCGCCTTGCAAAGTCCCACGAGTGGACTGCTTCAGACGCATTGCTGTTCACACTCATTCACACACCGACCGATTTGCCGATAGGTTATGTGAAACTTTATTTTGAGGGATTCCTTACTACCGCGGGTACTCTCACAGCACTCTCGTTTAGGTTGGCCGACTACAAGCTGTCCTTCTTTGGCTTGATTCCTAGGACTGGAATCATACCGTCTCTGACCACTGCAATGAAGCAAGCGCGCTTCAATGTGTTCAGAGCGGCAGCCTTAGAGGAACAGGTTCGTCGCCTTACTGGTAAGTTAGCAAGGGGTCGCCGTGATTCGTCTTCCGAAGACGAGGCAACGGATGACCACCTCCCTGGCCCTTCTAGTGATGGTGCTTCTTTTGTTGTTCGCCGCGAGGTGAAGTTTCAGAAGTAAGAGCATAGTCACGAACTTCTCCGACCCAGTGTTTGATTCATGTCGAACACTTGTTCGGGGACATTAGCCGTGCTCCTTTGTAGTAGCAGCATAGCTAGTGTTACAGGTGCTCCATTCGGTGTTGTAGCATATGTAACCTCCCTTTCTTAGAATTTAGGTTACGTTCATATAAAACGAGTTGCTGTATCATTACGTTAAGTTATGGCCCACAACTACGAAAGCTTTGAGAGCATATTCGAGACTAAACTGAACACGGGAGACGCAGTCGACGCCTATTACGCAGGCTCTCTTGACTACTATACCCGCCACAAACGTGGTCAGCAGTTGAATCCGATATATTCCACTCTCACAGAGTTCGTTTGTCTTTTCGAGACACCAGATCGCGAGGCTGCGTTCTGTGCCCGTGTCCAAAAAGACTTCCCTTTAGCTCACCTGTTCAAAAACAATCAGTTGTACACTTTCACGTATGACACTGACCTCCCAAACGACGTTAGTTTGGCCAACGTGTTTCGTCAACGTGTGTCTGAGTACACTGACTCTCATTTCACTTTTGTTAGGACTGCTGTTCAGAATAAACTTCAACGAGCATAGCTGGTTGCTATACACTCATGGCTTTGTCGTTGGGTTCAGCTTTGGCTTTAGCTGGTGGAAATATAGGCGCGAGTGCCGCGGGAAACCGTGGACTATTAGCCGCAACCAAAACCGCTAATGCTCAAAAGCACATGCAGCAAGAACAGTTTAATTTCATGCGTGAAATGCGAGACTACACATCCCAACAATACGCGGATCATGGCGTTCCCTTCATTCCCGGTTTAACTACTGGGGGTGGAGCAGCCGGCAGTCCATTACCAAAACACACACAAGTTCTTGGCAATAGGTCAGTCACAACATCCATACCTGGGCTTCGTCCTCAAGCTGGAGCTCCTACAAGCGGAGTTTCTGGTGCGATGGGCATGCCATTGTTGCGTTGAATGTTC